TACAGGGCACGAGTGACGCCGTTCCGCTAAGAGTTTGATTCCTGGGGTGCGTAAATTGCACGGTGTGCGTCGAGTAGCCAGGCTGTAGAATGCTTTCTGGCGGCCCCGAAGGGAGCTTGCTCCCGCAGTAGTGGTCTGTACCTCCACTAGCCCTACATGGGGTTTAAATACATGTTGGTCAACTGCGTACATACACCAACTGAACCTTAGTGATTGCAGGATTGGGCGCCCTAAGCGTCTGCTTCCACATTGTATTCGACTAATCATGAACCTCGATACTTTTGATTTAGCCGTGTGGACGCCTTCCTCTTCCCCTCCACCAGATTTTGGCAAACTGGTGGTTGAATTCGTGCTGTTTCTCGACCGGGTTCTTTGGTGGTTAGTCTTTGTGCTGCCACTTTTGATTTCCGGGCTTTCGGTGGATTTCTTGGCGGTGGTGGCCCTTAGCGGGGTCACTTCCTACGAGTGGTCACCGACGTTTTTCTGGGTCGTTTGGCTGCCCTTCGTGGTTTGCCTTTGGGCCTGGATTGTGCGTTGGTTTGCCTTTAGGGCCCTTCCTGGGGTTCTTTGGGCTTTCTGGAGGCGGATTTTCAGGCATTTCACTCTAGGTTGGCTCCTAGAGGTTATGGCTGCTTGGTTCTTGAGAGGCGCTCTTGCCCCTCCGCCGGTGCAGCGGGCGGAGGTTGTTCGTGACGTCCACGTTGTTGGTGGTCACTTGGCACATACGCGCGGCATCGCGTATGCGCAAGCTGTTGGAGTCGCACATGCCGGTGTGACGTCGGGCGGGCTTACGCCTTCCCGAGTTCGTGGTAGGGCGGTTTGGACTAACCGTCTTCAGCATTATCTGGGTGGACGACCTGGTGTCATTGGTGATCTTGTTCGTGGGCGGTGGGTTCCAGACCTCCCTGCGTCAAGGCTTCCTTTGAGTGCCAACGTTCTCCTGGGTCTTGCTGACCGTGAACTGAAGCTCCTTGGTGGAGGAGTGCTGCCTACGTCAGTTATGGAACACGAGGTCTTCCTCGTTGTTGAGTCAACCGCAGGGCGAATGGTCATCGCCCCGGCACTCCTTGCCAAACTGTCCCTCTATTCGTGCTTTCGACCGCGCACCCAGGATCTCCTGGCCGGCCTTAGGGCCCGTGCTAGGGAGTGGTTTTCTGAGAAGGGCGTTGCTGATTTGGCTTCAGCATTTGTGCTACCTGACACTGTAGCATTGGCCTTCGAAGAGACCGCTCCGGAGAGACTGGCCCGCGGCCGTCTGGACGTTATGGAG